ATCTGCTTCCAATACCAGACGCCCTTTTCTTTCACCCGCTGCTCGCTCTCCATCTGGGCGAGGTAATCGTCGTCGATGTCGTCGGGAACCTCCCACGTCGCCCCTCGTTCCGGGTCTTGGTTTCGCCGTAACCGGGCGAGCGTGTCCTTGATGTTCAAGTTCGACCAGTAATGGACAAAGCAATGGCGGTTGTGCGCGATCACGACCTTGCGGCGCGGGGAATAGAATCGCTGGATTGAGCGGCCTTCGCGGACGCGGTGAACAAATGTCGCCCGCCGGTCGCCAATGAGGGCGATCCAGCCGCGCCCGGAGCATTCCCGATAAACGTCGTAGGTCGCGTGGCCGGCGTCGAGGAACACGAGGCTCGGGTGAATGCCGAAGCGTTCCTGCAATGCGTCGATGTCGTGCCAGGAGAGGATGCGCTCGTTCCACACCAGCCGGGAGGAGCCGTTTGCGCTCCATGCCCTGATGACGGCAAAGAAATGATCCATCTGCACGTCCACGGTCAGGATCACGAGTTGGGTGGCGACTTCGCCTGGCTCGTAGGGTGCTCCCACGATCCGGCCGCGCGCATCCACCCCGGCGGTGTCTTCCCATGATTCGCCCTTGTGGTAGCCGGAGCGGACGATCTCCAGTTTGTAATCCTCGACGTATTCGCGCCAAGGCAGGCCGAGCCGCTTCTGGTAAAACTGTTGCAGAAGCGATGCATCCCCTTTGCGGGCGGCGTGCTTGGCCCGGAGATAGAGTTCGGCGAGCTTGCCCCAGCTCATGGCGCAGAGGGCATTCCAGTGAAATCCGACCGATTCCTTCGCGGCTTTCGGGTTCATCGGAACAAACTTCCCGGTGGCATTGAGTTCCCGTCGGGTTCGGTCGGAATCCTCGAAGTAATGGTTGCAGGACTCGCACCGGAGAGCGGCAGTGCGGTTCACCTCCGCAAAATCCCATTCCCCATGTTCATCCCGGGCAGACTTGCTCCACTCGACGCATTCCCATTTGAACGGCTGGCGATGCCCGCACTTCGGACAGGTGAACGTCCACTCCCGCTGGTCGGTGGTAAGGAATTTCCGATGCGTGTCGTCGTCCTCCTCGCCGCCCTGGCTCATGAACACGCACTTGCCCAGCCAGCCGAACGCCGTGACGCGGGCCTCGGCCTCGGCCATGTGCCCGACCGGCCAGCGCCATGTTTCGTCGCCGATGAGCCAGCGGATTGAGCGCCGCTGGAGGTTGGTTTTGTTGTGCGCCCCGAGAATCCAGAGCGTCATCCCGTTGGCGAAATGGATCGTGTGGTTCCGGCGCTTGTGCCGGTTCACGCCGGTCGGCAGCAACCGCCGCACCGGCTCGCATTCCTCGAAGAGTTTCTGGAGCCGGGATTCCGACTGGTCTTTGGCATCCTCGTCCGTCTGGTCGAGCCACAGGGTCGGCCCCGGCAGATTGGCGATGATGTAGGAGAGCGTGATCTCCGGGGCCATCGTCTTCGCGGACTGGACGCTGGCGATGATCGACACCAGGCGGATTTTCGGGTCGATGACCGCTTCCATGACCTCGCGGATTTGCGGGGAGTTGGCGATGCGGAACCGGCCCGGCGTCGGCGAATACGGGATCGAGGTGATGTGATCCTCCGCCCATTGCCAAACGGGGCGGCGGTCGGGCGGCTGCCATGCGTCGCGCCAGATGTCCCGCAGAACTTTCATGATTGGTGAAGCGCACGAAGCACCTCGTCGATGGCCTTGCGGCACTCCGCTTGGATGCCGGTTGCATCGAGGCCGGAGAGCACGGGCGGCAATTCATTTTCAAATTTGGCCCGGAGGATCGCCGTTGCCTGAGCGACCAGCCCGATCCACTCGGAGCGGACATCCTCGACCCGGATGTAATCGCCCTTCTTGATCGCGACCTTGATCTCCCTCTCCTCGACCTCCGCCAGGAGTTTTCGCGCCTTGAGCGCCTCCTCGTTGTGCGGGGCGGGCTTGGTCGTGCCCTTGAATCCGCGCACCCGGACGAACTCCCGCCAGTCGGCCACGGACCACAGTCCGTTGGAAGCGGCTTTCGGCGCGCCGTCGAGCTTCTGCCATGAGTTGAGGGTCCGCCGGGTGACGCCCAGCAGGGAAGCTAGTTCGACGAGGTTTTTCGCGTAGGCGGTGCTGTCGGTGCTGCCGGCGGCGCGCGCTTCGATCCGTGCCCGCTCGGCCACGGTCAGCGGTTTTCCCGCCGCGACCTTCTTCACGATGTTCTGAAAGTCGGCGTCGAGGATCTTGCCCGCGAGTTCGGCGGAGATTTCCGGCTGGTCCATGCCGGAAGGCTGGCGTCAACGTGCTACGCCTTCACCGCGACCCATCCAGAAAAATTCAGGTAGCGCCAGAAGCAGTCCACTTCCGAGAAGCCGCACTGGTGGAGAAGTTGCTCGTTCCATGCGGCCGTGACCGGCACGAGGACACCTTCGAGCGACATGCGTTTGCGGTCGATTTCCTCCTGGCTGTAGCCGTTGTCCCGCTTCATGCCGTAGTAGAGATCGACCAGCATGGCATCGAGGTCGGCGCTCGCTCCGAGAACCTTTTCCACGAGGATCAGCGCACCACCGGGGATCAGCGAGTTGAACGCTTCCCGGACGATCTTGAGCCTGTATTCGATGGGAGTGAACTGGAGCGTGAGCACCGAGAGGATCACGCTGGCGCGTTCCGGCGGAAACTGGTGCCGGAGATCCATCTCGCGGATGGAGACCACGCCGCAGTCGATGTATCCTTGGAAGCGTTTCCGTGCGGCATCGAGCATTGGTTGGCTGACTTCCACACCGACGAACCGGTTGTATGCGCCATACTTGCTGATGAGCGGATCGAGCGCATCGCCGCGCGAGCAGCCGAGATCCACGATGGCGGTCTTTTCCTTGGCGAAGCAGGTCGCGATCTCGAACACCGCCTTCCGCATCACGTCATACTGCGGAATCGAACGCCGGAGCATTTCGTCGAAGACATCGGTGACTTCGGCATCGAACTGCCATTTGCCTTCGGGGAGGACGTGGTCGCGATTGTCGGATTGGCTGGTGGACGTTGCTTCGGGCTCCATGCCCGATGCGGGGTGTCAACGCCTCAAGCGCCCAGATCGAGCCCGACCTGTGGCAAATCGGTTGGCAAGTGCTTGAACTGCCGCCGGTGATCCTTCAGAGCCCTTCCCGTTTTGTTCACCCAGACCGACGGGATTCCCAAGCAGGCATACACGTCGCGCGTCTTCGGGTTGCTCTCGATGGCGTAGTAGTCGCCGCGTCCATACTTCGGGAAGATCAGGTCGATCAGGATGTGCCGCTTGATGGCCGGGGGCGTCCGGGTCACGCCGTCGTCAAAATAGGCATCCATCGGCTGCCAGCCGGTGAGTTCCGCGATCCGGGCCATCGTCGGCTCCTTCCACCGGTCGGGCCGGGCGGTGATCAGGATGACCCGGTGCGGTCGGAGCATTTCCACCAACCACTGCCGGTAAATCTCCGTCTTCATCCGTTTGGCCATCGGCTCCGGTCGCGTCCCGTGCGGGGCGGAGTTGCCGACCAGCGTAAAATTGAGATCGAGCAGATAGATCACAAGGCCACCCCCAGTCGTTTCCCGAAGGCGGCTTTTGCCTCGTCGGCGAGCCCCATCCGCGTGCCGTCCGGGTATGGGAGATCGAACTCGAACTCGATGGCTTCACGGAGCTGGGCGACATCGACCGCCCTTGCGCTGGCGCAGATGGCGGTGACGTTATTGCTCATTTCCGCTACTTTGACAGAGCGGAAGAGGCCGATAAAGAGCGCATAGAACTCTTTTTCCGTGTGATACTTCTGGACCTTCGGTTTGTCCTGAAAATCGCCCAACCGGATGCCCGGTTCGTAGTCGAGGCGGAAACAGATGTTCCCGGCATTGGACTCGTTCATGAACGCCTTCCCCTGAACCTGCCGCCACCCGGTTTCCGTTGCGCTCGATGCGCAGGCATAGACCTTGGTGAACGGGCGGCAGAGCGAGGCGCAGATCGTGGCGATCTTCTCCCGGTCTCCGGCGAACGGAACGGAGTTGAGCACGGAGCTGACGAAAATGGCCGTCCAATCCTT